ATTAGACGAGGCCAGAAATTATCCTCCGGGTGCTCTGGATATGGTCTTAAAGCGTACCCGTGCCTATTGGAACGCCCGACGAGTCATCATCTCGACCCCGTGTACCGAAAAAGATGCCGTGCATACGGCGTTTATGAGCGGAGACCAGCGGAAATGGTTTTGGCCTTGTATGGGATGCGGGGAATACAATCAGTTGCTTTTTGCCAGTATGAAGTGGGATACAAACGAACAGACAAAGCCCAGCGAGAAGTGGGATTTCGAGGCGATGGCTAAAACGATTCGATGGGAGTGCCCGAAGTGTGGCCACGCCCACCTAGATGTTCCGAGGGTAAGAAAACATATCTGCTCCGAGGGTGTGTGGAAGAGGGGGAATCCTCTAGCCCCTCGGAATCGTGTTTCATTTCATTGGAACGCAATGTTGCCGACTTGGGTAACTTGGAGGAGTGTCGTTGAGGAGTTTATTATCAGCTACAAAGCTCTTAAATGGGGAGATCACCTACCTCACAAGACCTTCATTAACGAGACGCTTGGCGAGGCTTGGGAAGATAGGTTCGGTGATACCGAGAAGAAAGATCACCTTATAGCTCGGATGCAAGACTACGATCCAAAGGGGAAGTGGGAGTTGGAGAAACGGCGGATTATGTCGATAGATGTTCAGCAAGATCATATGTTTTATGTTATCCGTGCGTGGGGCGTGGGTGGCGTGAGTCGCCTTATCGCCCACGGGAAAGCGTTTAACTTCGACGAGGTAAAGCAAAAGATCGCTGAATATAATGTGAAAGACGAAGATGTGGCCATCGACAGCGGTTACAGCACCGCATCAATCTATAAGGCGATTGTGGAGTCTGGTTACAGGTGGAAAGCGTTGAAGGGAGACCAAGGAAAGTATTACACCAACCCCAAAGGTCTTCGCTCTATCTGGACTAAATCTGCCGTTGACCCGTATATGGGAACAAAAACGCAGGGCATAGCCCGCCCCATCCAGTTGTTTATTTTCTCAAGCCCAAGCACCAAGGATATGCTTTCACTCTTTATCCGTGGACTCACGAGCGACTGGGCTATCCCAAAGGATGCGAGCGAGGATTACCTCGACCAGATGACCGCCGAAAAACGGCAAGAGTTCACCGACCCCAAGGGAAGGGTTTCTTATGAGTGGGTGCGTATGCGAAAGGCAAACCATTACTGGGACTGCGAACAGATGCAGTTAGTGGGGGCGGTAGCCTCTGGAATGGTCGGAGATGTGGGGACGATTACAGAGATTCGTAAAGAGACACCAACGGCTCAATTTCAGCCTTCCAAGCCCTCTTTTGGCTCTCATCCCAATTCTCGGAGGCTTCCTGTATCTGGCTAATAAGGTTTCTCACCTTACTGGTCAGAGTCCGTACTGGGGATGAGGTGTCCCTCTCAATATCGGAATAAGCCTCTCTCACTCGCATTGTAAGCTCCCGCGTGGACAGCTTCTCACTCTTAATCTTATCGAGCCACTCTGTCCTATCGGTCTTATCCAGAGGAGCGAGAATCTGGTAGTGCTTATGGGAAATGTCGTCACGCCGAGATGACAAAGGAAACTCTTTTGCTATCCATTTGAGATTTCGTAGGTAGCCCTCGTCGAATCCAAGTTCACTCGAAAGCGTGGCAAAGTTTTTACGCTCACCGAACACGAGCCAATCCCCAATACACCAGTTAAGCATTTTGTTTCCGACAAGGAGTTGCTTGCCGATTTCAGCCCATTCTTTTGCCGTCGTATTTTCGTCGAGATTGAGTCCGAGCTTTTTATTTTTTAAGGGTATAATTTCGATGGTTGAGTTCACTATATTTCTTTCTTGCCACATCGGACTTCATAAAGGGGCGTGGTGGCAATTTGTGTGCCCCTCTCAATCGGAGAAGATGTCGTGAGACAGCTTGTTTGCTGATGCCGTATCTACGGGCAATCATCGTTTCCGAAATGCCTTCTCGCTCATAGAATCCACACAGCATTGCGTAACATTCTGCCGTCAGCCGTGGGTTTTTGCTTTCCAAAATATTTCCCAACATAAGATCAATCGCTTTCATCGGCGAAGGGGTGTCTTTTAGCTCTACTGGCTCAATGTCTTCTACGGGGTGATGGTGGTAGTGGGCGAGGTGAGATTCGGCCATATCCCGTTGCATCGACCCAAGATGAGGTATAGGCATAATATAGTCAAGCTATATCTTGTTGACATACGGCTAAATCTATCCCCTTTGACAGCGTCGCCGTAAATAATGGCTTCTTGGTTGACAATTTATCGCCGATACACGGGGAACCAGCTTGCTGATGAGATAGTTAAACTAAAGGCACAACTGGATAACCCTTATGATTCGGTTTCTAGCGGGGGCAAAAATGCCTCCAGAAACCTTGATGCCCTTGCTGATAGGCTCGAAAAAGCCCTTCGTGTTCAGTCCGAGAGAAGCGGGAGTTTCGTGAATAAGACCTATGCGGATTTCAGGACTTCACCTCATAACGGCTACGGCTACCGAGATTCTGGATACGGCTCAAGGTAAAATGAATCCTTTAGAGAAGGCAATTTCTATCATAAGCCCGAAGCTCGCCTTGGAGCGGGCAAAGGCAAAGTCAATTTTGTTGTCCTACGACGAGGGGGTTCGTTCCAATACTCGCTATCGGAACACGGCCTCGGCCTATCAAAACACGACTTCGACTTCGACTCTCAAGCTCCGTGATCGCATCCAGATTATGTGGGAGGCGAGGGATTTGGTGGATAATTCAAGCCTCATTAAATCCATTCTTTTTAGGATTGGCTTATATGTGTGTGCCAAGGTTCGTTACCAAGCCAGAACTGGCGATGACAAGATCGACCAGCAGATTGAGGCAGTATGGGGAGCCTTCACACAGAATTGCGACATCACGGGGAGAAACACATTCCGTAAGCTATGCCAACTCGCTCTTGTCGGGATGTTGAGGGACGGAGATTTTGGTTTCATCGTCGTAAACGATGCCAACGGAATCAAACTTGCCTCGATTGAATCGGATAGAATCGGTTCCCCCTATGAGAGTCTTGCTGGGGAAAGGTATATCGGAGGTATAACTCTCGACAATATCGGAAGACCAGTAAGCTATCGGATTTTTGACCGCACACGGGAAGGCTCTTATCTCACTTACACCGATTACGATGCCAGAAACTTTATTCATATTTTAGACCCTCTCCGAGCAGACGGGTATCGTGGAGTGAGTGCCTTGGATGCTGCGATTGCAAGCGGTACAGCCCGTGATCTTTATGACCTATTACAGAATGAAAAAGTAGCTGCGAAATGGCAGACTGCACAAGCGGGTATCATTAAAAGGACTGGTGGCGAGGCGGGATGGGATACGGCCACGGGTACTGATGGAAAGAAACTTGATCGTATCGAGGCTGGCACAATCAATTACCTAGAGCCGAATGAGGACATCATTCCTTTTGGAACCAATCGCCCCTCGGTGACATTTACTGGGTTTATCCAGACGCTTATCCGTGAGGTTTGTATGTCACTCGGAGTGCCTTATGGATTCTTTTACGATATGTCGGCGTTGGGTGGAGCTACTGCCCGATTGGAAAGTGCCCAAGCCCAGAGAGCGTTTGAGCATTATCAGAATGTTCTCGAAGACAAGTTCCTTAATAAGATTAAAAATATCGTCGTTGCTCGTGGTATTACCGATGGCCTTATACCGAATGTCCCCAAGTGGAATAACGGGATTTGGCAGTATGGTGCTCATCCGACAGTAGATGTCGGGAGGGAGAGCCAAGCCAATATAGCCGAGATGCAAGTGGGGCTAAAAACCGCTGCCGATATTTTTGGTGAACAAGGAAAGGATTGGCAGGAGGAGCAAGAGCAGTTGGCCAAGGAAAAAGCTAATATGAAAGCTCTCGCAATTAAGTATGGTCTGGATGAAGGCGTTCTCGACCCCCAGCTAAAAGATGGCAGGGACGAGCCAATTCCAGAAATAGTACAGCCCGCCAAGTCTGAAAAATGAGCACCACGACCTGCAATTCTTGTCCTACACATCAATCGTGCCTGAGTGCCAATCGGTGTATGCGTAGAAGGCTTGCTGGGATAATGCGTAAAAGGGCTAGGTATCTTATGCGTAAAATCCACGGGGATGATGCCATAAGGGGTAAGCATATCGACCACATCGACCACAACCCTCTTAATAATAACATTGAAAATCTTCGCATAAGAGATGCAAGCGAGAACTGCTCCGACAACACCAGAAAATATAAGCGGATTATCGAGAAAATCGAGAAACTAAGCAAAAAGGGAAGATGCTGGAAAGGGTATGAACCCGTGTCTGGAAAGACACCATACTCAAACGATAGCTGTAAAAAGAAATGAATAAAGGCGAGACCATCTTAACTACACTTATTACCTTTCAAAACCAGTATAGGATTTTCCACTGGCAAACGAAGAGCTTTAGCCAGCACAAGGCGTTTGGAATGATTTATGAAGAACTCTCGGAGAATATAGATGATTTCGTTGAGTCTTATCAGGGGAAATATGGAAGAATTATTGCAACTTCAACCTTTGAGGTGAGCCTCGATAACTACTCGGAAGCGTTTACCGAGAGCAACGAAGAGTTTATTTTGTTTCTCACGACGGAACTGCCCACTTACTTGGATAAGTCTGATACGGACTTGCTTAACATTAGAGATGAGATTTTAGGAGGAATAAACCAACTCAAGTATCTTTTGACGCTTGGGTGACAAGGAGCAAAATACATATGAAACACACATTTTCGGCACTAGGGAAAGGGGAGGTTGATAAGGAAAAAGGAATTATTTACGCCGTTTCCCTTATCGAGATGGGGGTTGCAAAAGGACACAATCTTTTGATTGATATGGTGACACTTCAACAAGTCACCGAGAAATCAAAGGTCTATAACAACGGGCTTAAAGTAAAGTTGAACCACGGGTCGGGGGTGGACGCAATTTGCGGGCGGATTACTAATATTCGAGTCCTCGGCGAGAAGGTTGTTGGCGACTTTCATCTGCTTAAAAATCACCCACGATACGACCTCATTCTTGAGATGGCCGACACACAGCCCGATACCTTTGGAATGTCGGTTGCTTTTCAGGGAACTCCAGAGGCAATTCCAACGGGTTTAGCAGCTAGAGTTGATGAGATTTTCTCGTGCGATTTAGTGTGCGAACCCGCTGCGACGGAAGCCCTGTTTAATCGCCTCGAATCATCGACTTTGAATATGAGGCGTGAAAAGCGTGCTAAATCGCTCGAAAGCAAAGTTGACACAGAAATGAGTGATATGGGAACGACCAATTTACCTGAGAAGAAGGGTGCAGAAAGCACCGAGAAACCAGAACAAGATACCAAGGTGGGCGAAGAGTCCGTAATGATGGGGAGACTTGCCTCCCTAGAAGCTCGGCTTAAATCCTTTGAGGAAGCCCTCCTCTCTTCCCAAACTGACGAAGCCGACGACACCGAGGATGATGCCGACGGCGGTGCTGACGAATCCAAGGAGACTAAAATGAGTATTGTCGATGACTACAAATCGGCTGTTAAGCGGAAAATTAAGCACGCCAAGAATCCTCTTGGGCTTGAATCCGCTGAAGTGAACATCCAAGAACTCGTCCAACAAGAGATCGTTAAACAATTTTCTGCATTAGGCACTCAAGTACCTCCAGCCCCCTCTGTGGCGGTTGAGAAGAAAGAGGAGCCGAAAGCCCCCACCTTCTTTGAATTGGTGGATGGCGAGGTCAAGGGTGGAAAAACCCGTAGCCAAGCAGTCGAGTTTGTGGTTGCGAAACATCCCGAGGCTCATATGAGCTACTTGGAATCAATCGGAATCTACAAGAAATAAGGAGATCAGAATATGCCCGCTTCAACCTATAATAATAATGGATACATCACACGCACTGCCACGGAAGACCTTCCCGCTGGTTCTCGTGTCGAACTTAACTCTACTGGATGCGAACTCGCAGACGCAGTAAACGAAGCGGTTGGAACTGTCGAACAACCCATTCTTTCTGGCCAACCCGCCACCATTCGTCTTTTTAACACTCCCGGCACTCGTTTTGGAATTGCCAGCGGTACAATCTCGGCTCGTGCCCTTGTTTACGCCTCGGCGAGCGGAAAACTTTCCGCAACCGCCACCGCTAGTGCCCCTTCGGTTGGTATCGCCCTTTCCGCAACCTCCGCTGATGGAGATGTTCTGGAATATCTTCCGACTTTGTTGATCGGATAAAGGAGAAAATAAAATGTATAACAATACTGGAGCAGTCCTTCGTGCAGACCTAAACCTCGTTCTGGAGGAAGCGTCTCAGTCCACCTCACTTTTCATCGGCCAAACCCTCGCCCCCGTTTTCGGGGTTGATTACAAGGCTGGGCAATACGCCAAGATCACTCGCCAGACTGGTGAGTTGATGAAGGCTGGCGGTGTGGAGCGTGCTCCTTTCGGCGGATACAGCCGAGTGACCCGTGCTTACACCTCGGATTCCTATGTAGTGACGGAACGAGGACTGGAAGAGCAGATTGATGATAGCCAGCGGAAAGAAGTTGCTCGTTACTTCGCAGTCGAAGCAGTCGCAGCCCGCAACATCCTCCGTGCGATGATGCTCTCCCACGAAATCCGTGTTGCCGACTTGCTCTTTAATTCTAGCAACTGGAATAACACCACAGCGAGCGTTACCTTGACCGAGGCAAACGCACAGGACGGAACCTTTGATTTCCCCAAGTTGATTTTGGATGCCCAAAACCGCTTGCTGAAAAAGGGCGTTCCCTACAACACCCTCGTGTTGAGCCAAGAGAACTACAACATAATTCGTCGCTCCCCCAAGCTCCAGACTTTCCTCTACGGCAATATGCCTTCTGGTCAGTATCGTTTGGTGACGGCTTCGGACATCGCCACGGCTCTTAACATCCCCAATGTTCTGATCGCCTCGGCCAGCTACGATACCGCTGCGAAAAACAAAGCCCCCAACCTCCAGCCCGTATATAACAATAACTATATGTGGCTCGGTCAGGTCGCTGGTGGTGACTTCTCGGCTGGTGGTGCTCTTCGCACGCTGGTCTGGAACGCCGAAGGCGGAATCTTTGTCACGGAATCCTACCGCAACGAGGAGCTTCGCTCCGACATCGTGCGGGTTCGTCATAGCACAGCCGAGAAGATCATCGACGCTACTGCTGGCGAGCTACTCACAGTCAGCTAATAGGATTCTCCCATTAAGAGCTTTTCCGAAGCGATTTCGGATAGCTGGGGATTCTCCTCCGACACATTCGGACAGAGTATATCCTTTCGGGTTCCTGATGGCGACGGCTTCACGGATATTTCCGTAAACGGAATCGTTTATACCATCAACCTCTCAAGAAGGCTTGAATCTGGTGGCTTCATTGAAATGTATGAAACCACTATCGAGGTGAGGAAAGCCGATGTTCCATTCATCGAGCCAGAACTGCGGGTTACGACCAATGGCAAGGAGCTAATGGTCATCGAGATTCAAGAAGACGCAAACGACCCCATTCTTACGATTCGGTGTGGGAGCGTGGATCAATGATTAGCGTTAAGGTTATGGAGCCAGCTTGGGGAAGGGCGTTGCTTGACTGGTCTAATTATTCCCGTGAGCCACTTATCCAAGTTATAGAAGACGAAACTAGAGGCGTTCTTGAGCGTGCGATGAAGTTTACTCCGCCACAAGGAGGGCAGGGGCAAGGGAAGAGAGCGGTAGAACACGACTTAAAGAAAATATTTAAGACCGAGAGGAGCTTTAAGTCGGGAATCTTTAAGAACAACGAAAAACGGAGCGTAGGACAACGCTGGCGACAGCTTATGAAGAAAGCCGTACAAGGTGGCGATAACGAGAAGACAATGCTCGCCTTGAACGCAATAGGAAAGAATATCGGCCTTCCACACATCGCCTTCCGATACGGCGGGGAGTTGTACGCCGAACACGAAAGGTTGAGGACGGGCAAGAACCGCAGACCAGTTACCCGAAAGGGGAGATGGAACAAGATTTGGTTTACACCGCAAAGCCATTTAGACGAATACACCAAGAGGCGACAAAAAGCCGTCGGTATCCATAAGGGAGGCTGGGCTGTTGCGGGAAAGAAACTGGGAATGAACTTCTCTGACTATGTAACTAGGAACGCAAAGCACGGCTCCTATAAGCTACATCAGAACGGGGATATTATTGGAACCGAGTCTGGAAATAGGGCTTCTGGTATTATTGAGTTTAATAAGGCCGAAAACATCTTGGCCAATGCTTTATCCGCCAGAACACGGGATATTCAAAAGAGAATGGCCTTATCCATTAAGGGGACTTTGGATGCCTTGCAGACACCCGGGCGAAGGTTTACGGCACATAAGATATGATAACAAAACTAATCGAAACCAAGCTGGTAAACTACCTCAAGGCAAATCCAACTATTGAGACGGAGAATATCGTTTCTGGTATCTCCGATTCCAAGCGTGAACTACCTTGCATTGTTGCGTGGTGCGATTCCGCCACCGATTACCCCAGCGTGCCTGTAACAGCGGGGTTATTCGTAATGAGCCTAAAAGTAATGGTAATGCAGTCTAATACGGAGTCGGTGGACATCTTCAAAGATCGTTCGGATAGGGTTCACGGCGTTATAAGGCTATTTGAAACGATGCGAAATGCCTTCAATACAGACACTTCAAGCAACCTATTTGTGTACGGCTTTCGGAATCTAAAGGTGGACACCTCTGTCGAGGAATACCATTTTGTCGTCACCTATTCCCTCGAAGCCATAGCGAGTTGACAAGAGGCAAAGTTATATGCCCGCTACTATTACTGGCGATACTTCCGTTAAGTTTGGTTTAACTGGTACAACTGCTCCTTCTATGGGAATCGTTGAAAGCGTAAGCTACTCAAACAGCTACGCCAGCACCTCGGAAGCAAAAGATTCCGAGGGTTTGTATGATGCTGGTGCGGTGAATATGCGTGGGAAAGTAACCCAAGTCACAATCAATGGAATTGCCAATGATTCCGTGACGATGCTCAAGCCCGGTGATCAGTTGAGCTTCAACAAGCCCTCAAGCATTAGTGGAACTTACCCCTCCACACTTTATGTGACTTCGATGGAAGTTACTGGCTCGGCTGGTGAGTTTAACAAAGTCACAATCACGGGATACGGAGCGGATTCCCTAGCAGGGAGCTAAAGGAGCAATATGCCATCAACATACAGATTTGGCACGGAGAAAGCTACAAACGACGGATATGTAGAATCATATTCCGTGTCCGAAAGCGGAGATACGGCGGATGTGAAAGATAAAGATGGAAAGCTAAAAGCTAGGGCACATTTTGGATTCAAAAAAGAAGCCTCGGTTTCTGTTGTGTGCAAAGGTTCGGTTCCCGCCATCGGGGACACTTTTGAGGTGGATGGAACATCCTTCACGATTACCTCGGTGGACGAGTCTGGCTCAAACTCTGATTTCACGAAAGCAAGCATCAAGGGAGTTAGCTACGGACACACGGGGACATTAACCCCAGACACCGAAGACTAATCCGCAATGCTTTCCGTCGAATGTGCGGAAGCATTTTTTTTCAACCAACATAAGGTGTTGGGAAAAACGCTCAAGCCCTTCTGCCTCTACCATCACTTTGTTTTACAAGCGTTAAAGTCTCCCTTAATGATTGGGGGCAAGGTCGGAATCGTTGACCTCTACATCGCCACTCTGATTTGCGAACAAGAGTACCCAGTTTCATTTAAGGTCATACCATCTCCATCGTGGTGGTCGGTTTTGCTTAATAGCGTCCGTTTCGGTTACTACACCACACGATACAAGTTCACTCGTGAAATAACAAAGTTTCACAACTACGCAAAAGACTATTCCTCAGTTCCTCATTTTTGGGAGGACAACAAGAAGAGCATAAAGGGCAAGAGCGGGATTCCAGATGTCATCGGCCTAATGGTAAGTCTGATGATTAGCTTAAAATACACCGAGAAAGAGGCGTGGAATTGCCCAATCGGAAAAGCCGTTTGGCTTTCTGCAACCAACGCCATTCTGAATGGTGCGGAATCGAAGATTATTTCTGCCGAGGCCAAGGCTTATATGGATGAGATGAAAAAGAATAAGGAAAAGAAGTAATGGGATTAGGTAGCTCAATGGAACTGGTCTTTAAGGCCATTTTAGATAGGTCAAATATGGCCTCTGGCCTTCGTGCGATTGAGGGGCAAATCCAGACTTTCTCCAATAAGATTAAGAACCTTGGGATTATGGATGCCATCGGAACGGAGTTGTCTGCTGGCGGTAAGGAAAAGATTGGTGGCCTTATAAGCTCTTTTGGTGCGTTGGCGGGGGTTGGGGCAGCGGTTGGGGCGGGTGTTGGCGTGGCGATGCACGCCGTAAGCGGATTATTTTCTGTTATCGGGAAGGGGTTACACAACTTCGAGGTGTTCGAGGAGGCGACACTCCGAATTGCCAGATTCACGGGGTCACTTGAAGAGGCCGAACATAAGATGCAAGAGTTTGACCGAATGGGAGACGAACTCTCCGTTGCCGACGAACAACTGGCAGATGCGTACCAGACTCTTCGCCTTATAGGTGGAGAGGCGATGGCCTCCGCCGACAATATTCGCCTTATAGCCGACGCTTCGGCAGCGGGTCGTGGAAGCGTAGAAGGGCTTGCCCGCTCTTTTGCTATTGTGGCTGGATTGATTAAAAGCGGTGAGGGGACTGGAAAGTGGGGGACAAAACTCGCCCGAATGGGAGTTATCTCGTTTGAGGCGAAGACTGCAATCGACTCCCTATCCAAGACCCTAGGTGGTCAAGATAAGGCGATGGAGATATTTGAAAAAGAATGGGGGAAGTTTACTGGCTCCGCAGAGATGAAGGGCAGAACTATGACGGGTGCGATGGTCAGAATTACGGATGCCATCGAAGACTTTTCACGGGCGTTAGCCAGACCTATTGCTGGTTCTCTTGGAAACATTCTTCGTGATCTTGCCGACACACTCCCCGCCTTTGAGCCACTCGCCAGCGTGCTGGGGGGAGTTTTTGCGTTTCTAACCACAACGATAAATGTCTTAACTACTGCCGTAGCAAGCCTTGTGGATGTGTTTATGGGGTTGGGCGAGGCGATGGAGGCGGATTCTTTCGCCCCATTCCTAAAGCGAATGGAGAAGGTAAGCACGAGATTTGATAACCTTGCTAGAGGTGCAAGAAGCATTTTCACAGGTTCGATGGAAAATGAAAAAGTAAAAAAAATGAAAGGTGCTGAAATTGATTACGACGAAGGGGAGTCCGACAAGAGAAGGGAAAACATTAAGAAACTAGACGAACAGATTCAAAAGATACGCAGAGAAACAGACGAGATTGGAATGTCGAATGAAGAAAAGCTAATCAAGCTGAAAGAGGACGAAAAGAAGAAGGCCACAGAGATTGCGGAAGTCCAGAAGCTAATGGATTCACTTAAAGGAGTGAACGGGAAAGCCGAGAAAGAAGAACAGATTCTTGAACTACAAAAAGAACAAGCGGAGATCGCAAAAGAAATTAAACAGATTACTCAAGACACAATCGACGCAAAGATGAAAGCAGCGGAATCCGAGTCGAAAAAAGCCAACGAAATATACCAGCAGATCAAGGAAGGACAGGACAAGAGGGAGTTTGATAAGTCCACTCCCGTCGAGAAGTTAAAAAAGAACTTCCAAGAGCGTTCCAATCTTGAATCCGAAAGAGAGAAGTTGCAGGGGGAGATGAGGGAAAGAAGTAAGGACAATATATCTTCACCAGAGGACAACGCCAAAAGCACGGCGTTAAGGGCAGAGCTTGAGCGTAAAATAGCCGAGATTGATGCCAAGATTGCGGAGAACAAATACCAGCGGGAAGAGGTGGTGGGGACGCAAAGCGATGACCTTGGAAAAGCAAAAGAGGAAACCTCTGATTATAACACCAAGAGGCTTATGCAACAGATGAGGCAAGATTACGGGAACGATGACGACAACAAAAAAGCCATCGAACTCGAAAAAGAGTTTCATAAAGCACGGATAACTCAGCTTGAGGAGGAGGCAAAGAAACTCGAAGAGATGGGCGACCTAGGGGGAGCGGAGAGAGCGAGACTCAAGGCAACTCAAGAGGGGGACGCAATTAAAGACCTCGACTACGACAAAAGAGTAAACAAGGGAACTCAAACAATGGATGGAGGCCAGTTTGCGGGGAGTTTGGCTGGCAGTCTTTTGGGTATCCAGTATGACAATACTGGCCAAGAACAAGTCAGGTTTCTCGGAAGCATTGCGGAGCTTACCAAAAACACAAATGAAGCGATTAAGTTGGTGGCCGACAATACGAGCAAACCCATCGTTATTAGTCGGTTTACATAGGAGGCATATATATGGCAACAGGCTCACAAACAGTTTTTATGATGGCTGGCTCCAACGGGAGCAAGGATGAGAAGGGCGTAATATCTCACATTGTTCCATATTACTGCCCCAAAGGCACAGACCCAGCGGGAGATAGTTTTTCAGAGAAACCGCAAAATGTCGCCCAAGAAGCGGATTTGAAGGAACAAAGCCGTTCTTGGAAAGACAACGGGGACGGCTCATATACTGTTTATGTTACTTATGAGGGAGGAGTTACGGG